ATGGTCAAAAACTATCATATGATTATGATGGATCTGAAGTAATTGTTTCTCGTAGAATCAACTCTCTAACACGTCTACGTGACCGTCAGACAGGTCAAACATATGAGTTTGATGATAATGCTTATAATGGATCTAAAACATTTGTAACTATGTTACGTAATCGTTTTCCTGAGTGTTCCTTTATGAACATCCGTCTTTGCAATAGTGGTGATTGGGGTAGGTTCAAGCGTGAGTGCTTAGGTTATGATGATCATGATGGATATGAGAAGGCAGACAAAGAGTGGAGAAAGACAAAATCATTCATCTGTAAGTCTTCTGCATACACAATTCAGTATGCTCTATCCATCGGTGCACTTGAGAGTGATACTGAGTTTGAAGTTGCAGAAGATGCAACTAAAGCACAGATCAAGAGAGCATTCAGCAAGTCTCTCAATGCTAAGAAGATGAACAAGAAGATCTTATCTTCCTTCATCGAGCAGATTGCTTAGACCAATTAAATTAGTGGCACACTCATAGTACCAAAGTCCTATGAGATGTGTCATTATAATACTATACAAACATTTGATTTCCTTTTTATTATGCCTTTCGAGAGAAAACTATCCGTCAACTTTATAGACGAATTACGTGACCAGTTCGGTAACAACATCGACGCATCTCACGTTAAGAAATTTGCAACAGCACAAGGTTGTGCATACCCTACAGTTGCACGTAAATTAAAAGCTTTCCAAGTGAAGAAAGGTACATGGAACCTTACTATCGAAGAAGGCAGAGAGATTCTAGAGAAGGCAATTGCTTCTCCTACTGTTCTACCTACTGTAGAGCAAAACCTTATTCCACAAGTTGACGAGACTTTCGTTAAGTTTGGAAACTTTCCAGATGTCAAAAAGATTATTGCATCTAAGATTTTTTATCCTGCATTTATCACAGGTCTATCAGGTAATGGTAAGACATTCTCTGTAGAACAGGCATGTGCACAAACAAATAGAGAACTCATCAGAGTAAACATCTCTATCGAGACAGACGAAGATGACCTTATCGGTGGTTTCAGACTTGTTGATGGCAACACAGTATGGCACAACGGTCCTGTAGTAGAAGCACTCCAAAGAGGTGCAGTTCTATTGCTTGATGAGATTGACCTAGCATCTAACAAGATTCTATGTCTACAATCTATACTTGAAGGCAAAGGTGTCTTCCTTAAGAAGATCGGTAAGTACATCAAACCTGCTAAAGGATTTACTGTTATCGCTACTGCTAACACTAAGGGTAAAGGTTCTGACGATGGTAGGTTCGTAGGCACTAACGTTCTTAACGAAGCATTCCTAGAGAGATTCCCTGTTACTTTTGAACAGGCATATCCAACACCTGCTACAGAGCAGAAGATGCTTGACCTCCTATCTGAGGACAAAGAGTTCAACAAGAGACTTGTTGATTGGGCAGACATCATCCGTAGAACATTCTATGATGGTGGTGTAGATGAGATCATCTCTACTCGTAGACTTGTTCACATTGTTAAAGCATTCCAAATTTTTGGTAATCGTGCTAAGGCAATCACTACATGTATCTCTCGTTTTGACGAGGAGACAAAGCAAGCGTTTCAAGAACTTTACGACAAGGTTGACGCTGATGTTGACTTTGAGGTATAATGTGGTATGATTAACGCATGGAGTTTAGCGGGTTCTGTCATGGATGGAACCCTTGATGAGGATTATCCTATTATGTCAAAGTGTAAGTACGAAGAAGATCAAACACTAGAACTGGCAAAGAAGTACATCGAAAGTACATACTCTGCTCACTATACTAGTGAAGGATCAAACATCCAAACACTTGATCTCATCGAATCTATTGGAGACGCAGAAGCATTCTGCAGATCTAATGCAATTAAGTATCTAAGCAGATACAATAAAAAAGGTCGTCCACAGGATGACATTCTAAAGGCGGTGCACTATTGTGTACTATTATATTATTTTAGTAAATGAAACTTTCAAAAGGAACACTTGACATTCTCAAGAACTTCTCAAACATCAACCAATCAATCTGCTTCAAAGAAGGTACAGAGTTATCCACTCTATCCATACAGAAGAATATATTATCACGTGCGGTTGTTGAAGAGAAGTTCCCAAAAACTTTTGCTATCTATGATCTAAGTGAATTCCTATCTGGTCTTTCACTATTTGATAATCCTGATTTCAATTTCGAGAACGACAACTTTGTCGTAATCAGAGATAGTAAATGTCAATCAAGATATTTCTTTGCTGATCCCTCTACCATTACTCAACCTCCTGAGAAGAAGGTTGAACTTCCTAGTAAGGATGTATGCTTTACTGTGGCATGGAGTGACATCTCTAATATCATTAAGGCAGCTGCAATTTATCAGATCGAAGATCTAGCAGTTGTTGGTGATGGTGCTAGTGTTAAACTTGTCGTACGTGACAAGAAGAATGACACATCCAACAGTTATGCTGTCAAGGTAGGGATTACCGACAAAGAATTTTGCTTCAACTTTAAAGTTGAAAACCTTAAGTTGCTACCTGGTGATTATGAGGTTACTATTAGTAGAGAGAACGCATCTCTATTCAGAGACTCAAACAGAGATCTTGAGTATCTCATCGCACTAGAACCTGATAGTAAGTATGAAGGATGATTTTCTGTGGGTCGAAAAGTATCGTCCACAAACTATTGAGGAGTGTATTCTCCCATCCGATTTAAAGAATACATTTCAATCTTTTGTTACCAACGGAGAAGTACCTAACTTACTCCTGTGTGGCACCGCAGGTGTCGGTAAGACTACAGTAGCAAAAGCATTATGCCATGAACTAGGAGTTGATTCTTATGTGATCAATGGATCAGATGAGGGTCGCTTTCTTGACACTGTACGTAACAATGCAAAACAGTTTGCTTCAACAGTATCGTTGACCTCATCATCTAAGCATAAGGTCATCATCATAGATGAAGCAGATAATACTACACATGATGTACAGTTATTATTACGTGCTTCGATAGAAGAGTTCCAAAAGAACTGCAGGTTTATTTTTACCTGTAACTTTAAGAATAAAATTATTGAACCACTACATTCTAGAACCACTGTTATTGAATGCAATGTCCGAGGAAAGAACAAACAACAGATCGCAGCACAATTTTTTGAGCGATGTCGTGATATTCTTACCAGAGAAAATGTACGGTTTGATAATGCGGTGGTCGCTGAGGTCGTCCAGAAGTACTTCCCAGACTTCCGAAGGACACTCAACGAACTCCAAAGGTATTCTGCGACAGGGAATATCGACACTGGCATTCTGGCGGTACTAAATAACGTCAAACTAGGTGAGTTAGTAACCTCACTAAAGAACAAAGAGTTCTCTGTTACACGCAAGTGGGTTCATAGTAACTTGGATAATGATCCTAATGCTATACTGAGAACAGTGTATGATAATTTGTATGATGCATTGAAACCACAGAGTATACCTCAAGCAGTTTTAATAATATCCAAATATCAATATCAATCTGCCTTCGTAGCAGATCAAGAAATAAATTTATTAGCAGCACTTACTGAACTAATGGTGGAGTGTGAATTCAAATGACTAAATTGATGAGTAAACGTGAAAAGATCAGAGCACAAATGAAATCTAGATTTTATTATATGTTCTGGGGTGCAGCAACCGTTGCTGTTGTAAGTGGACAACTATATGTTGGAACCTCTTATCGTGCTATGGCAAGATCTATGAACAGGTGGTTTGAAGAAACTATTGATCTTATACAAATGCCACAAAGAAGAAGAACTGCACCACAACCTGATGGTTACTACTTACCTGTTCCATCTCCAGAAGATTATGGGATGACAATAGTACAATGAAAAAGTCTGAACTAATACATTGGAGATTACAGGCAATGCTAAGAGAGCATACCTTTAGTGATCTAGCATACCTAGGCATAAGAGAAGATCAGCATTGGTATAGTATAGATGGTAATGAAATACCAGTAGATGCAATAGAAGAACTAGAGTCTGTCGAAGAATGAAAACACCACTACGATATCCTGGCGGTAAGTCAAGAGCAGTTCCTAAGTTATGTCAGTGGTTACCCGCTGAGGTCACGGAGTATCGTGAGTCTTTCTTAGGTGGTGGTAGTATGGCAATCGAGATGACAAAACGTTATCCTGATATATCCATCTGGGTCAATGATCTATACAAACCATTATATCTTTTTTGGTTAGCACTAAGAGACGATGGTGACTATCTTTACGATCAACTCATACAATTAAAACAGAGACATCCAGATCAGGGTTCTGCTAGACAATTGTTTTTAGATGCAAAAGAGAAAGTTAATGAAGAGGATCTTTCATATAAGGACAGAGCAGTTGCTTTTTATATTGTTAATAAATGTAGTTTCTCTGGTCTCACTGAGAGTTCGTCCTTCTCTCCAATGGCAAGTGATTCTAACTTCTCTATCAAAGGTATCAATAATCTTAAAGACTATTCTAAGTTGATAAAGAACTGGAAGATTACTAATCTTGATTATAGTGAACTACAATCTGATGAGAGTAATTTATTTCTATACGCAGATCCACCTTATCAAGTAAAAGATAATCTCTATGGTCATAAAGGTCAGATGCATAAAGGTTTTGACCATACAAGATTTGCAGATATTATGGATGGACATTTGTGTAACGTCATGATATCATATAATAACCACCCTGATATTGTACATAGATTTGAGGAGTGGTATCAGTATGACTTTGCTCATACTTATACAATGAGATCTACAGGTACATACATGATAGATCAAACAAAACGTCGTGAATTAATTTGTCTTAATTATGGAAAGTATAGGAGTCAGAGTGTTGCCTAGTGGATACTGCCAACTCTACAATACACGTAGAGGAGGTCTATCTACATTTGCACCCAATACATCAACAGCAGTTATCATGGGTGAAGAAGTCCATGTTCAAACTAAGAGTGGAAGAACACAGATATATCGTATAAACAATAATAGAACAGGAGTTTTAGGACCTATCAGGACATTTTAATGGAACTTAAGGACTGGTTGAACTCTATCAACTTTACTAAAGAGAACTTGATAGAAGATGACCCCGAAGCAATCAAATCATACCCACCCTATATTGTAAACAGATGTTTGTCTGGACATCTTGACACTATCCTGTTTGCAAATGAAATGAATAAGTATAGTAACATTGACAAGGACTTACAGTACTCCTTCTTGCTATATACTTTAAGGAAACGAAAGCGTTTCTCACCTTGGTTGAAGAAAGAACAGATTGAAAATCTGGATCTAGTTAAAAAACACTATGGATATAGTAACGAGAAAGCGAGGATCGCAGTAAATCTTCTCACCAAAACCCAAATTGAACACATTCGTAACAAACATGATATGGGAGGAAAACGATGACTGCGATCACAGAAGAGATAAAGTGGACTTCTGATAGTATGATAGAGGTAGGTTTGAAAGAACCTGATGATTTTCTCAAGGTAAGAGAAACACTGACAAGAATTGGAGTAGCATCCAGAAAAGAAAAGAAGTTATATCAATCATGTCATATACTACACAAACAAGGTAGATATTTTATTGTGCATTTTAAAGAGTTGTTCGCACTAGATGGAAAGAAAGCGAATCTAAGTCTTAATGATGTGCAACGTAGGAATCGTATAGTGCAGCTGCTAGGTGACTGGGGTTTAGTATCAATCAATAGCAAAGAGAGTATTGCTGACGTAGCACCTCTAAGTCAGATCAAAGTTCTTGCTTATAGAGAGAAAGGTGATTGGACTTTAGAAAGTAAATACAACATAGGAAAAAAGAAGGAGCAATAACCGAACCTCCTTTTTTGTGTCTGCTGTTATAATTAGTAGTGTCGCCTTCGGGGACAAAATTAACACTCGCTATAATAGGAGAACCACTATGGAAATTCAAAGGTACACTGCTGCAGACTTACCAACACTGTTTGATAAGATAACAAAGAACAGCATAGGAATGGATAGTTATTTCGATTCATTCTGGAACACAACCCAGACTAACTACCCACCTTATAACCTAATCCAACTAAGTAATGAAGAATCAAGACTTGAAATTGCACTTGCTGGCTTCAAGCAAGATGACGTCAAAGTCTATACGGAGTATGGAAAGATATATGTCGAAGCAAGCAAAGAAAAATCAGAAGATGATGGAACGTATGTCCATCAAGGACTGGCACAACGTTCCTTCCAACGAGCATGGACGCTCTCCGACGATACGGAGGTTAGATCCGTCGAGTTTAATGATGGACTCCTCAGTGTCGTATTGGGAAAAGTAGTTCCTGATCATCACAAGAGAGTAGATTACATCTAACATACATAGGGGGTATTGACAATTGTTGATACCTCCTTTATAATATAAACAAAAGCATTTTTGACATGGCAAGAAAGAAGAAGGAACCAATTAATATAACACCTCCTGCACCTCCACAGGTTCATGTAAAATCAGATAGGGTAAAAGTTGTTGTTATGTTCAATGGTGACAATGTAATATGCGATTTACAAGAAGCAGTCAACAAAGAGACTGGTGAAAGACAGGCATATGTCATGAACTTTCCTTATAAAGTTGAGTA